TGTTTCCACCACCAAATTATGTCACAGTTGTCATGCAGTCAACTTGAACGTGAGGGGAACCTCGCTACAACCTCTCCGCTTTTCTCTTACGATAGTCCGCGCATTGGAGTCAGTTCCATGTAAAACAATAAAGTTGCGTTCACTTTATCCATCTTGCCGAAGGCCTCTTTAGTTAATCACACAGCAAATACAGCATATATAGGGACCCAAAATTGAGTTAGGTGTCCTGACCGGTTGAGATGCGAACATCTGCAAGCCGAAGCTTGACAGCACCAGTAAAGGCAGTCGTTGTGGCCCACTTGATTTGACCATTATTGGCGGCGTCCTCGCCTTGACCGAGGTCAGCTATTCCAGCTGACAACATGTCTGCGAAAACATACAGGAGGATCGTTCCATCCGTCCAGTCATTACCACCAGTCGTGTCCAAAGCCCGCATAAACAGGCCATCCCCAACCTTGATTGCTCGAGGCGTTGGGTTGTCATTAGTGTTCCAAATCGGAGCCGTACCGGTCATGTATTGCACCACGCCGTAGAGCACCACAGCAGCGTCCGTGGGGATGGACGATCCGACCGAGAATCCAAACGTCGCCTCGCCCGAAGCGGCCGTTTTACAAGCCATCACTACTATTGAATCCGGATTTGGATCATAAGCAGTAAATTGCTGGATACCAGTCATCACATTCACCTCATCCAACGATTGATCAATCGAAGGAGACCAGAACGTCACATCATACTCTAGATAGAGGTGACCAAAAGTGGACAAGGCGGCCAGCGCACCGCTAGCACACACCACGACCATCCCTTGGATCTCCATCCCGAACTCGCCACTAGCGTCGTTCCAGTACTTCTTGAGCAGGCTAGAAGGGTCAATGTCGATTGCGGCAGGGTTCCACACAGTTGTGTCGACGAACGCCTGCCTCGTCGAGGCCTGTTGAATTAACTCCAGGCCGTTCTCAGTTTGGTTCTCGTCGATCTCATTCTGGAACCAGAACGCTATCGCACCAGCGGTTGTTGCAGGAACAATGGGCTTGTAGACCACCTTGCAGTGGTTAAACTTGCTCTGTTCGTACGTGTTACTCTGTTTTTCAAGCAGAGAACCGAGGGCTTCAGGGTTGAGGAACCTGAAAGTAAGACGATTACCTTGAGCACCATTTTGCTCTCCAGTTTGCACTAGATCTAGGAACTGGCTACCGGCAACACGTGTGCCCCGGATTCCTTTTTCGACAAAATCATGTTCCAATTGCTTAGAACCATGATAAATCAGAGACTCGTTGAGTCCGACCGCGGTTTCATGATACTTCTTGCTAGACACAACGTTGATTCTTTGCTGAAACGGGCCAGGGGTGTCGACCACTGTTGTAGTCAAGACCTTCTTGCCCATCGCATTATAATAACAACGCTGGTTAGCTTTCTGTTTCATCGCGGCGATCTTCGGGATCTCTGGTGTCGTTCCCTTCTTTACAGAAGGAACAGGAGTGGTAGAAACGGCATTGCGAACTCCAATACGTCCGCTATTACCGATTCCACTTCCGGAACCACTTCCTTTGGCAGGGTCTGTTTTACGAGGCTTTCCGCCATTGGCAATGTGTTGTCCAGCAAGCTCGTTAAGCTTTTTAACTCTCCCGGCGAGAGCGGCGACATCGCTTGCGCTTGGTCGCTTTTAAGCGCCGGTTTTTGGGGGCCCGCTTTTTGGGGCGGGCTGTTTCCCTTTTCCTTTTTTATCTTTCCCATCCATCAGACGTGACTGAAAACTAATCGTTTTCTTCCTCCCAACCTCCTTGAGGATACCAAAAAGATAAATACCCTCGAAAAGACCAGCTTCCAGTCCGGTATAGAAAGCCACCAACGTTTGCACCTTAGGTGGACCACGGGAGATGATTCTTTGCATCGAATCAGATTGTGGTTGTTTGAGAAGTTCTCTCAAAACACAATTATACGCCATTGTCATTTGCATGAAAAGTTCCTCATGGGAGAACGCCAGGACAGTTAACGTGTACAGCTTATTGAGAAGGGCCTCGTTATCCACAGTGTCGATATTCCAACAAAAGGAGTCTCGGAGCCGAATCTCATTGTAGCTCGGTATCCACGTGCCGTTGTATTCCGCGAAGTGCGCACCCAGGAACGCGTGCTTTTGTAACTCAATAGGACTAGCAGGTCCGGCTTGGAATTTTCGGATCTCATATCCGAAATTCTTCATCCAGAACTCTCTCGCCCATTTTTCATCACCAACTAGCTTGCATTCCTCAGGATAGGCACCAACATAGTCATCTCCGAAGAGAGCCATGCATCTTTGCGAAATCCACTTCAAGGGAGCAGGTTTCCCCGCATCCCGAGCAGCACACAAATACTTGAACGTATGTCCCAACATCCCACCAATGATGTTGTCCGTAGTAGTGTTGTTGCTTCCAGAGCCATTCACAGCCTCAGAGACGACTATCTCACCATCAGGCAGTAGGATATGAACCTTCTGCATGACTTCCTTGTGGTGGACAGCGAGATCAATCATCTTTTCACTCGCGCCAGCACGGGCAAGACCATCATTTCTGAGCTGATAGACCTCCTTCATCCAGGGAAACTTTCGATCGTAACCCACAACATCGCCACTTTCAATACCATATTGAGAGAGCAAGAGCTTCGCCAATTCGTCGAATCCGCCATTGAATGGATTGAAACCATAACGCGACCACCAAAAGTTCTTCAACATCTCATTCTGGTTGTGATATAACATCTTCTGTTGAACGATGAAATCTACCCCCGGAATTACGAAGTTTCTGATTTTATGCTGATTAGTGATCTCGTCGATCTCTTTCCACTCATGCTTGGGCGCGACCTTGAATATAGGAATAAACTTGGTCTCGACCCTAGCGCGAAAGTTCGGGTGTGCCATGGCGTCAGCCTTCGTTTTATAGCCCATGTAGCCCCAGGGGAACCCAGGAGCCTTAGTGCCATCACAAAGAGCACAAGCATCTTCGAACATTATCGTTGATTGGGAGAGGACTGTCCAAAGCTGACTTTCAACTATCTTAACCGCTTGAGGCCACAGAGGGTCGTCTCTAAACGTTTTGACAGGTTTATGGTCATACTTCTTCACAGCCTTCCAAACATTGACTTTATCCGGATTCAATCCTCCCCATACGGGGTCACTTCCAAAGTACGATTTAACGTGCTCGGGATAGGAGCTCCAATACCTGTGTCTATCTAGACTGATTCCAGCCACATCCGGATACTTTTGTTCTTGAGGAAAATATCCGACAGACGGGAGATGCTCAAACTTCTCATAGGCACGCATCGGTTTGAGGTCGAGAATAGGTATCTCGGGATACGTGCCGAGTGTCTTAACCCCCTCAATAACGCCTTGCAGCGCCGCTGGGGGGGAGGCCAACTCATGACCTTTTTCCTTGCCCTTCGCTTCCGGTT